ACATGAAAGGTAAATGCATGGCCTGCAGATATAAAGAGAAGCTGGGGGGGGGGTATGGAGAAAAAGCAGGTGCGATTGAGAATTCCGATTGACAGGCTGCCAAAGCCGCCACTGCCGCCAACAAGGCCGGTACGGATCGGCGAGGTGGTCAGCGACAAAGATACCTGGAAGTACATCCGCCAGATGGGGCCGACAGAATCGTATGTCAGGAGCGCCAGAAGAGGGCGGGAGATAAGCACAAAGGCCCGCAGGATTAATCAGTGGACTCCGGAGAAAGACGAGGAGCTGCTCAGGCTGAGAGCGGAGGGCAAAAGCTACAGCGAGATCGTAGAGATCACAGGACGCACGCTTTCCGCCGTTGAGCACAGATTGGGATTGCTGAAGAAACAAGGCCGGTATTCCGCCGACTGGAAAAGGAAGGGAGACAAAAGTTGAGCGCATGGGACTGTACAAGAAATGCATCAAACGGCGGCGGTGCATCGAAAGAGATCGCTGGCGATGCAGGGAGTACCAAAGCGTCGAAGCCGTTAAGGCTGAAGTGCGATCCGTCACAGCTTCCGGAGCCGCCATACGAACAGCCGGTAGTCAAGAAGCTGTCGGAGATGTCGAAGCAGGCGGTTGTGGAGTTGAAGGACTTCTATTATGCGCAGAAGTTCAAAAGACGGACGCAGTGGATTAAGAACAACAAGAGGGACAGGAGGAATGGAAAGTGATTGGATTCGTTCTTTTCATCGGAGCACTTTTAATGCTGTGCTTCGAACTGGCGAACTTGTACATGCAGACTATGACGCAGAGGGAGGTGATCGAGAGGATCCCGAAGCAGCAGAAAACCGCCGTAACGTCGAAAGAGTATTACAGGCATTTCGACTTATCGGCTACGGATTTAAAAGCAAACACGGGAAGGAGGGCAAAACGCAGTGACAAATAAGGAATTCGAGGAAATCTGCCTGAAAGAGTTTCCGCTCATCGAGGGCATGGTGAAGACGGTAAAGGCGCTGAATGTTGGCTGTATCCGGTGCTGTGTCTACGAAGATGGAAGTATCAACTTTTGCATCGACGAAAGCGCAAGCAAGGCTTTCCACACGGCTTTTCACGGCGGCAACTGGAAGTCGGGAGAGATTCAGCTCATCCACTATGACGAGAACGGCGAAGCGTTCTGGGCGCCGTACATCCATTACGACGTTCCGGCCACAGATGACGGCGTACTTGACGACATCCCCGAAACGGCAACAAAAAGCCGCCCGTGACGATGGCAGTCGTGCGCGGACGGAAATCGAAAGTAGTACAGAAAGGATTATAACATGACACTCTACGAGTTAACAAACGATTATGCAGAATTGCTTCTCATGGCCGAAGACCCCGACACAGACCCGCAGGCCTTTGCGGACACGCTCGAGGGCATCGAGGGGGCGATCGAGGACAAGGCCGAAGCCTACGCCATCATCATCGGCGAATTGACCGCAAAAGCAGAGCACATTACAGCGGAAGCAAAGCGCCTCAATGCGTGGGCAGATTCCCTCACTCGCAACGCCAGCCGGATGAAAGAGACCCTCATGTATTCCATGGATGAAATCGGCACAAAGAAAATTGAGACGGAGCACTTCAGGATCGGGATCGCGGGCAACGGTGGGAAGAAGCCGATCAGGTACACCGGAGACGTGCCGGAGCAGTACATGGTCATGAAACCGGAAGTCGACACGAAGGCAATCCGCGAAGCCCTGGAATCCGGCAAGGAACTCGACTTTGCATATCTGGGAGAGCGCGGGCGGCATCTCAATATCAAATAAATAAGGAGGGAGAACATGGGAAAAGTAATCGGAATAATGGGCGAGTCCGGTTCCGGCAAAACTACAGCCATGAGGAACCTGCCGCCGAAAGAGACATTCTATTTGGACTGTGACAAAAAGGGCATGAATTGGAAGGGATGGAAGAAGCAATATCTTCCGCTCGATGACAAGAACAATACAGACAAGGGCTTCTACCTGAAAACCGACAGCTTCACAAATGCATCCACCGCATTGCAGAAAATCAACGAATCCGAGCGGTTCAAGCGGATCAAATATGTCGTGATCGATACACTCAACGGCCTGATGGTCGCGGAAGAGATGCGGATCCTGGCTATGCAGTCCGGCGACAAACGGAGCGCATGGAGCGACCTTGCGCAAAATGGTTGGAGCATCATCAATCAGGCCCTAATGCTGCGGGATGACTTGACGGTTATCATCTTATGCCACTCGGAGACGGTCAGCGATGAGAACGGGATTATCCGCACCAGAATCAAGACAAATGGGCGGAAGCTGGAAAAACTCGTTCTTGAATCGAAGATGACGACAGTCGTTTGGGCTGTCAGGCAGGATGGCAAGTACAAATTTATCCTGAGTGCTGACGGAAGCACCTGCAAGGTTCCGCTCGGGGCGTTCGACACGGACGAATGTGAGAACGATATTATGATCGTGATTAAGGCGTTGGAGGATTACTGATGGACACTAATTTGAGAATATGCGTGACAAAAACATATGACAAGTTCAAGCGCCTCGAAGGAAATAGAAGAGTGCTTGAACCGAGAGTGAAGAAAATCATAAGCAGTATCAATAAAGTCGGTCAAATCCCGAGCCCGATTATCGTTAACGAAAAATACGAGGTAATTGACGGGCAGGGACGTCTTGAAGCGCTCAAGCGCCTCGGACTTCCTGTTTACTACACAATTGTTCCCGGAATTGGAATCGACGAATGCATCGCTATGAACATCAACCAGAGCAATTGGACTCTTAATGATTATATTGAAACATACGCAGAAACTGGAAGCGTATCGTACATGTACCTGCTTCAACTTCTGAAGGCTTATGGGAAAACATTCCAGCAAAAGGTAATAATCATGGTGACATCCGGCAAAAAGGAAAATCCCAGTGCGGTTATTAAGACGGGCAGATTCCAGTGCACAGCCGAAATGTATAAAGAAGCATCTAATGTCTTGAGCTATTTGTCTGGATTTACCGGAATTTTTGCGAGGATGAAAGGGCACACTGAATACTATTATATGGCACTCGCTTTTTGCTATAGAGACCCAGAAGTTGATAATGTAAGGCTTATCGAGAAAGTGACTCAGTTACAGGCAAACTTAATTCCGGTAACTACCATGTTGCAGGCGCTTGAACAGATCGAGAACATTTACAACAACCGTTGCAGAAATAGAGTTTATCTCAAAACAAATTACCGCAAACTTATGGACAGCAAATACAACTGGTATGAAGGCAAATATGGGAATCAGTATAAATAAGGAGGACAACTAACATGGCACTACCCACCTACAACCGCAACAACCGCCGCAAGACCTTCGAGCAGCTCCCGAAGGGCGCGTATGTCGTAAAGATTCTCGGCGCAAAGATCGCACAGTCCACGTGGGGCGCAACTCAGCTTGTCATTCAGTTCGACATCGCAGAGGGCGAGTATCAGGGCTTCTACCGCAAGCAGTACGACCGGAACAGCAACGAGGACAAGAAGTGGCCCGTGGACGGCGTGTTCTATCTGGAAATTCCGGTCGACGGGAGCGACGAGCGCGTCGTCACCAACTACGACACCTTCTTTGCCGACCTGGAGGATTCCAACGATGGTTTTGTCTTCTCCGGCGACGAGAAGAGTCTCAGGGGCAAGCTGATCGGGGCAAAGATGCACATCAAGGGCCGCATGTACAAGGGCAAGCCGTACACAAGCACCCGCATGAAGTGGACGTGTCCGGCGCAGGATGTCCGTGATGGCAAGGCCGGAAACCTTCCGAACGACTACTATCCGAACGACTGGAACCCGAACGGCACAGGATCCGGAGCGCCTTCCGCAAACGACTATGCAACTTCCGGCTTTTCTTCCGGTGATGACGACGAGATCCCGTTTGACTGATGAGGCGACTGCATGGATAGATTTGAAATCGAAGAAACGTTGTCCACGTTCAGGGTGATTGTTGACAATCGCGAGCACAACACTGACAGGGCGGCGGCGCGGTTCGCCGCTCTGGGTGCGGGGATGGAGCGGGCAACACTGGACTATGGTGACTATTGTGCGAATATCACGCTACCGGACGGGAAGATACTCTATGACACTTCCGTCAATCGAATCTATCCGGCCTGTGTGGTTGAGCGAAAGATGAGTCTTGACGAGCTTGCGGGATGTTTCACGCGAGGCCGCGACAGGTTCGAGCGGGAATTCAAGAGGGCGGGCGAACATTCCGCAAAGGTATTCCTGCTTGTCGAGGGTTCGACTTATGAACAGATTTACCGCCACGGATACCGGAGCAGGTTCCGCCCTAAGTCATATATTGCGTCGCTGTGCGCATGGGTCGTCCGCTACAATCTCATCCCGATATTCTGCGAGCCAGGGACGAGCGCGAAACTGATACGGGAGTATTTATACAGAGACATAAAGGAGCGATTGGAAAAAGGTGAGTACGGATAAAGGATATATCAAAGTGTATCGCGATATCCGTGATCACTGGATATGGACAGACGAGGAAGAGCCATTTTCACGCGGGCAGGCATGGATTGATTTAATCATGATGGTTAATCACAACGACAAAGATGTACTTTTCAACGGAAGGCTGATACATGTCGAAAAAGGCTGTCGAATAACCAGTTTACGGAGATTGTCGGAACGGTGGAAATGGAGCATACACAAAGTTTCCGACTTCCTGAATCTACTCGAAAAAGAGGGCATGATTTCACAGGTAAGGGACAGTAAAAAAACGCTTATAACCCTTATAAACTATGGAGTTTATCAGTCTGACAGGGGTAGCAAAGGAACAGTCAGGGAACGCTCAAGTAACACTCAAGGAAATCACAAGGAAAACAGAAGGAAATCACAAGGAAACAAACAAGACATTAAAGAAGACACTATAGAAGACATTAAGAAAAAAGAGGCTCCACCGCCGGATGACGAAAACGAAGGCGAACCGTGGCCGGATGACTTTTGGGAGGATTGAGGATGGAGATTTATCGATTCGACCCGGAAGACGCAAGGCGCTTTGCACGGGAGCAGGGAATCAAAGCCGGACAGCGCGGAAACGAGCTGCATTTTCAGAAGTGTCCGTATTGCGGAAGGAATACGACAGACAAAAACACATTTGCAATCAATCTGACCACCGGCGCATTCAACTGCAAACGCTCATCCTGCGGAGCCAAAGGAAATATGCTCACACTCGCAAAGGATTTTAACTTTTCCCTGGGGCGGGATGTGGATGCATATTTGAGCGGCGGGAAACGCTTCAAAAACATGCGGAAATATCCGAGACCCACGACAAAACCAAAAGCAGTCGAATACATGGAAAGCCGGGGGATCAGCAAGGCCGTGACAGAGGCCTATGCTCTGACTACCCAGCGAGACCATGATAACATTCTGGTCTTTCCATTTTTTGACGATGACGGAAATATGCAGTTTGCGAAATACCGTAACACAGAATTTATGAAGGGTGAAACGAAGGGAAACAAAGAATGGTGCGAGGCGAACTGTAAGCCGATTCTGTTCGGGATGGACAAGTGTGACCCGGAAGCCTGGGACACATTGGTCATGACGGAAGGACAGATTGACAGTCTGTCATGCATAGAGGCCGGGATTAAAAACGCCGTCTCAGTTCCGACCGGGGCGCAGGGGTTCACGTGGGTTCCGTATTGTTGGGACTTCTTAGGAAAATTCAAGACGCTGATTATTTTCGGCGACCATGAGAACGGGCACATCACACTTTTGGCTGAAATGCAGAATAGATTTCACGGCATGGTCAAACATGTTCGCGAGGAAGATTATCTTGATTGCAAGGACGCCAATGAGATTCTACGGAAATACGGTAAGCAGGCCGTCATTGATGCAGTGATGCGGGCCGTGCCTGTCAAAGATGAGAGATTTAAGAAATTGTCAGAAGTACAACGGAGAGATTTAACACAAGTGCCAATAATGAGTACGGGATTGCCAGAACTGGACGCAAAAATAGGCGGGTTTTATTTTGGTCAGCTTATCGTCCTAACTGGCGAGCGCGGAAAAGGCAAATCAACGTTAGGTTCGCAGTTTATCGCGCAAGCCGCCAACCAGGGACACCCGTGCATGTGTTATTCCGGCGAATTGCCGGACTGGATGTTTCAGGAATGGTTTGACCGGAACTGCGCCGGACAGATGCACATCAATAACCGGAGACGTGCAGACGGATACGTCGACTACCTGATCGATGCGGAAAGCGTCGCAAGAATCCATGCATGGTATGACGATTTAATTATCCTATATGACGATTCTGTCCTTGCTGGACGCTCTGAGCCAGAAGCACTACCGGAAGTTGTGCGGAAAGCCGTCACGCAATACGGGAGCAAAGTTATCCTGCTCGACAATCTCATGACGGCAATTCGAGACGACACAGCGCGGGACTACTATCGTCAACAATCAGAATTTGTCCGACAGCTTGCGGACATCGCCAGACAGTACGAGGTCATCATCTTTTTGGTCGCACATCCCAGAAAAACGAATGCTGCGGATTTCCGAAATGATGATGTATCCGGTTCCGGCAATATCACCAATCTCGCCCACATGGTTCTGAATTACACGGATCCGCGCGACAAGGAAGATCCCGGCGACAGAATCCTGCAGGTTGCGAAAAACCGTTTGACGGGACGGACATTGCAAAAAGGTATTCCGCTGTGGTTCCAGGAATCGAGCAAGCGGATTACAGACAAAGAGCATGTATTCAATTGGCGGTACGGATGGGAAAAGCCAAAAGAGGATAAGAGCGAATTTGCGGATATCAACATGGATATTGATGATGATCTGGAAATCCCGTTCTAACGAGGGTAACTAATGGACATAGCAAAAGAATACTACAAAATCCTGACGGACATCTGGAAGACGTACAAGAAGCACCTGCCGGAAATCGAGCAGGTCATCGATTATGACAGCCCAATATGGAAAACCATCTGTGATGATTTTGAGCGCATTCCTGACGCCGCTCCGCCCGGCCTGAAGGACTACGCAGACAGCATGGCAAGGGTGCATGTGTTTGAGCTGGAGAAGATTTGGAGGGAGCGGAAGAATGGCAGATAACAACCAGACAGCCAAACAGGACACAGGAAAGCCGCAATTGACGCTTGTACCGTCCGGCATTATCAAAGCGGTCGAAAAAGTGCGGAGATACGGAAACGAGAAATACCACGACCCGCAGAATTGGAAACAGGTCGAATCACAACGTTTTTGGGACGCCGCAGTCAGGCACATGGTCGCCGCATGGGATGACTACACGGCGATCGACCCGGAGAGCGGACTGCCACATATCTATCATGCGATGTGCAATCTGGCTTTTCTGGCCGAGAGGATGGAGCAGGAAGACAGATAAGCTAACAATGCCGCCATAACTATAAATCGAGCACAAAAAAGAAAGGAGAAACCCCTTCCTCGCTCTTAATAAAATTCTGCGGAAGTTATAGGGGACTTCGGCAGAGCGTGCTATGTGTTGTACCAATTGTAACTGTAAACAATCTGTGGGCGGTCAGGCGGCAACCGCCCAGAAAGGAGAACCGATGTCCGGCAGATATAAAGCTGTACCGGAAACCACAAACAACAGAAGGCTCGTATATGTCGTGATAGACACACTAACGGGAGAGTGGATGCACGTATATGACTGCTTCCTTTGGGCCGAACACAAAGCAGATGAAATGAATAAAGAATGGTCTCCATGCAAAACATGTGCCTTCTCTGATATGGATAAAAGCTACTATGAATGCATGGAGTGTGACGATAGGAGATACAAGGAATGAGCATGGAAAACATGGATATAAGGCTCATGGTTGATGAGCATAATATCAAATACAAAGACATTGCAAAGAGGATCGGCATATCCGACACGTATCTCAGTACGTTGATGCGGTATGAGCTGCCTCCTGTCATGAGAGAACGGATTATCCGGGCAATCGAAAGTCTGAGAGAAGACATTGATGTCACTGATACAAGGGAAACACAAATCAGAACCGTTGAAGCAATCCCCGTTGATTACATCCGTAACAAAGCCAGTAACGCAACCGGGGCCGAAAGCACTTACCTTCGGAAACTGCTCAATGATTGGGAGAAAGAAAATGAGTGATATGAAAAGATTTGTCCGTGATCGTGACGAAGCCTTTATTGACTTTGTGGAGACCGGAAACACAGTCAAAGTGCGGAAATACTGCCGGAAGTACGGTGTGGACATGCCGAAAGATAAAAAGGTGTTCGCCGCAGGAATCTACAAGGCAGTTCAGCAGTGCACCAACATTCCACAGGAAATCAAAGATAAGGCTTTTACAAAATGCCTGGAATTAGGTTTTTCACCGATGATCAATTTTGGAGGTGGGCATGATCGCACTTGACCGACCAATGCCTACATCTTGCTCAGAATGTCCGTGCTGTGCTGACTTAGAATATGATGTGATTTGCAATGCAAATGACGGACACATATTAAGCGGTGAGCCATATGAAAAACGCAGGATGCCGTTTTGTCCGCTCATCGACCTCAACGATGATGGCAAGTAATCAACTATAGGTCAACTATTTTGCGACTTACAGGCAACTTAAATTGACACGGCGGTGCAGGAGTAAATGTCCGCACGTTGCCTGTTTACAGGTGGCGAGAAATCCACTGACTGTTTACAGTTGGCGCGTGCGGAAACAGCCGGTTTGGAGGATTAAGCAAATAGATTTGCAAAGTTTCTGCAAATAAGCAAAGTAAATCAGCAAAGAAGGAGGCTTTTATGGGAAATCGTGAAAGCGAATTAAAACCGTGTCCTTTCTGCGGCACAAAGGCAAAAATCAGGAAGGGTGTTGTGAGGTTCAAACACGGAAGGACAAAGAAAATAAAAAAGCCCGCATATTTCATCGGCTGTTCCGATCCGGACTGCATCCTGCACAGCGATCATAACTCCGGCAGGCTTTTTTACACCGTATCACAGGATGGTATCGATGTCATGGTAAGAAGATGGAACAGGAGGGCATAGATGGATAGCAAAGAAGCGATCCACAAGCTGATACAATTCCGCAGGATACTGGAAAAAGGCGTTTTCCCTGTCGGATACAGGTTTGATGCAGAACCCTTCGACATTGCCGTTGAAGCACTGGAAAAGCAAGCGCCGATGAAGCCTTTACCGCAGGAAATGGACATTGACGGACGTGCGATTACTCCGTGCGGATTTTGCGGTGAGGAACTTCCACATAACTTTCTTTATAATTTCTGCCCGTACTGCGGGCAAGCAATAGATCGGAGGACGGATGGATAACAAAGAAGCAATCGAAGTGCTACAGCAGGATATACCATGCGAGGGCGATGCTGATTTAATTGAGGCTATGCACATGGCAATCGCCGCCCTGGAACAGCAGGAGAAAGCCTTCGACGAGTGGTGCCATGACTGCAAAGAATACGACAAAGACCGTCACTGCTGTCCGAGGTTTAGCAGGGTGATACGTGGTGCCGTGGATGAGGTCAAACAGCAGGGGTGGATTCCAGTCAGCAAAAAGCCGAAGTCGGGTACAGATGTGCTCCTGCAATTTGAAAAGAATATGGCTGTAGGATTCTATAGCTGCGGGGACTGGAATGTTAATAGCGGAAACGGATTCTATACAGGGCTGACTGCGAGCGAGGATCAGCCAATCGCATGGATGCCTCTCCCGGAGCCGTATCAGGAGGACAAAGCATGAACGCAGGGATCTTTTTGATTAGCTGGGTCTTCGCACTCTTCGGCATGTACCTTGGTTACAAGATGGGATATGAGGAAGGCCATGAGAACGGCTACAATCTCGCAAAAATTACATACATGATTGTGATTGACGGATACAGGAGACGTTTGGGACTGGAGAATGAAGATGAACGAGAGGAAACCAATGGTTGACTATATCAGCAGACAGGCGGCGATTGACGAATTGCAAGAAAAAGTTTTCCACAATCTGACAGACGAGTTTTATGGCACAATGCAGGTTCTCAACGAACTCCCCGCCGCAGATGTCGTTCCGGTGGTCAGATGCAGGGACTGCAAGCATTGGGATAATGGCAACCTCAGCTTTGAATGCCCGTGGGATTATGGGCGTCATGGCTCGTCAGACGAAGATGACTTTTGCAGTTATGGAGAGAGGAAGGAGTGAGAAGCATGGTAGTGGAATTTCATCTTGTAGAATTTGGAATCGGATATCTGGTCGGGTCAATTATTGTTGGAATATGGTTTTGGTGGTCGAGCAGATGAGGAAGGAGTGAGAAACATGGGAAAATTTGTCATTGAAAAACATAACGGAGAGTCCATCTGGCGTCTGTACGAGAACGAGTACGGCGACATTGCGGGCGAGGAGGCTTATCTCACACCCTACACCGAACCCGACCTTGAGCAGGTCAGGAAAGAGGCGTATGAGGACGGTTATAAAACCGCAAAAGTCCAATGCAACATACAAGCCGAAAAAGACCTTCGAGAAGTCGGAGAGAGACACTACAAGAAGGGCTTATCCGATGCATGGGAGGCGGCGAGGAAGATTTGCGGTTCCGTCACGGACGGTGGTCTAAATCACAGTACGCTCAATGCAATCTTCGGGTCACGCTATTCTATGAGCATCATGCATAGATTCACCGCCTCTGAAGCCACCGAGAAAATCCGGCAGTATGCGCAGAAGCAGAAAAAAATCAAGGTCGGGGATGAAGTGGAAAACACCCAGACAGGAGTCAAATTTATAGTCACTCATATATGGTTTAACAATCACGGCGAAAAAGGAGTAAGCGGTTTTAATCATAATCGCTCCGCTTTTAGCACTACAATCGAACTGGTCAAAAAGACCGGCCGCCACTTCCCCGAAATTGCCGCTGTCCTTGAGAAGATGCGAGGTGAGCAGGATGAGTAAGTACACCATCGAACTGACGGAGAAACAGCTTGCCATCGTCCAAAACGCCCTTGAAGAGTGGTTCCGGCTCCGCATGGGACAGGACATGGATTTCTGCGATGACCTTGCGAAAATGAATGCAGACCTGTCACCGGACAATCCGAACCATGAGCGGATTTTTGACAACTACATTTCACGGCGGGATCACATGCGGGTAGTCATGAAAGCCTTTTTCTGCATTGCTTTTGAGCCAAACGGGCATCTAATCGAGAAAACAGAAGAAATGCTTGTTGCGGAGACCATCTGGGACGCAATCAGGTGCGCAAGAGGACAGAGCAGATGGGGACAGCCTCTTGTACTTGGTGGTGAGCCTTGCCCGAAGATCGAGAAGGAGGAGCAGGATGGCTAAACGCAAACACCGCACAGCCTACCAGAAGGCCACGGCAGACCTTGAAGCGGAGATGCACCGGCAATGCGCTATCCTCTATTCCGCGACCGCACTCGCCCTGCATCGCCACTGGAACAAGGGCACAGAAGCAATCACGCGCCTGCTCGACATCACCGGCGAGGTTTGGCATGCGTGCGCCATGGACAACACAAAGTCTATGATCCAGATGTGCGAGGAAGAGACCGGCATCGAGGTCACGAACGAGGAAGGCAAGTCATGGCGCGACCTGGCCTATCTCAACAACAGCTTTCCGCAGATGACAAATGCTCAGTGGGCATATATGCGCATCCGTCAGAAGTCATGGATAGCGCCGCAGGTCATGGCGTGTATCATGGTCGCACTTCATCGCAAGTATGGCTTTGGGTTCGAGCGGCTCTCGCGCCTTTACGGCCAGATCGACATGATCCGTACCGAGTACAATCTTGACCCGGATAAGCTGCGCGAGGCGTGCCGAGAGGAAACATGCATTGATGTTCATGAAGTATACACAAGACCGAGGGAGGGGGAAAAGAATGTCGTTTGATTTTATTGGCTACACGAGAGACGCAGAGATTGAATCACTATCCGACATCCGGCGAAAGGAATCTATACTTCTCTGGATGTTCGGGACAAGCACTCCGGATTCTATGAACACTACGACATCACCGACAAAGAGGCGGCATCGTGCGGAAATATCTATACACATATAGGAATAGTCCTCGATAAGATGGTGGCACGTATCGGGGCAAAGCGCGCAAAGCAATACGCCGACCGGCATATCAGCAACCAGATGAGAGCACGGGAAGATTTTTTCAGAGGCAAGTAACCTATGACAGCACGAGAGACACAGCGCACAGCGGCAGCTTATCTGTCGCGATACAAGACAGCACTGGCAGAATGTCAGGACATCGAACGCCGGATACAGTCGGCACGTAACGACATGATGGGAGTGCGTGGCATATCCTACGAGAACGGCGACATGCCGAGAGCACCGAGCATCACAGGCGACTTGTCCGATTATATGGTCAGGCTCGACGCGCTCGTCCGTGAGTGGCAGTCAGCAAGAGACCGGGCGCTCGACCTGATGCTTGAAATCACATCCGCGATCAATGCTGTCGAACACGATCAGGCGCGGCGCGTACTCATGCTCCACTTTGTCGATGGCCACAGCTACGAGGATATCGCCGAGCGGATACCGTGCGGTATCAACTCTGTGTATCGGTGGAGGCGCATCGGCTTGATGCAGATACATGTTGGTAGTAAATGATAGTACGAGTAGTGGTAATATTGTAGCGTGCTACACCGGCCAGTAGGGATAGCGCACGACGTTTGCTCATACGTCCTCCAGGGCGTCGTACTGTCACAGGTGCGGCGCTCTATCTGTTGCTAAACAGTTGCTTGAGCTTCTGCTCACGCGCAGGCCGACAGCGCGTAACAAACGATGGCAGGCGGGTCGAAGGGCCCGCCATTTTATTTACAGGGAGAGGGATACCATGGCACGCTCGTCACGCTGGCCGTTCGTTAGAATGCAGGCCTGGAACAGAGATAAAAAGCTGCGGGCTGTCTGTCACATTTGCGGCGAACCGATCGATTACTTCCTACCCCCATCCTCCGGGCCGGATGCCTACGAGCCGGATCATCTGATACCTGTTCACATGCGGCCTGATTTGGAATTGGATCTATCCAACATCGCACCATCGCATCGGCGCTGCAATCGTCAGCGCGGAGACGGAACGAACGGAACGAACACAATCGGAGAACGGTCGCGCAGGTGGTAGGGGCGTAGAAATGTTCAGAGGATGCTCAATTTCCGAC